GAATTTTTAAATAATATAAAGCTGGAAATATCTATAGTGATTGTGTATATTGTGATATGTTTTATTAAAAATAAATATCATTTATTAGAGATGGTTAATTTACAATCTTATTTTACACAGGATAGATTAAATGGTGTGGCAACATTTTTTGCTATAACTATAGCAACATATATAGCAGTAGTAACAATATTAGCTACTACAGAAATTGGTATTAGTAAAAAAATGCTAGAAAAACGATTAGATAAGCCATTAATAAATGTAATAATGTTTGGTGTTATTGAAAATTTTATTGCTGTTGCATTGTCTATATTTATGCCCAGTAGTGAAATTGTATATGAATTAATAGCATTATTTATTATTTTATCATTATGTTCGCTTGTTAAGTTTATAATATTGCTCATAATTATCTTTAAAGTAAATATGAATGCAATGGCAAAATCAATAGATGATAAGGAGAAATATGAAAATGATTTAATAGGGGAATTAAAAAAAATCTCCATGTATTGTAAAAAAAATAATGATAATAAATAGTTTATCTTAATAAAAAAGGTACCTATTTGTAGGTGCCTTTTATTTATGCTAGAAAGGAGCTGATTGTATGGCATTAACACCAAAACAACAGAGATTTTGTGATGAATACCTTATAGACCTTAATGCCACGCAAGCGGCTATTAGGGCAGGATATTCACCAAAGACAGCAGAACAGACTGCATCAAGATTGTTAAGAAATGTTAAGGTGCAGGAATATATAGCAAAGAGACAAAAAGAGCTATCAAGGAGTACAGAGATAACCCAGGAGAGAGTTATCAAGGAACTTGCCTTGATAGCTTTTTCTAATAATGCTGATTATGCACATGTGGTTGAAAAGAAGATGAAAGCAGAAGTAGGTGGAGCACTTGTGGATGTGTTGGATGAAGATGGTAAACCTGTTATGTATAGAACAGTAGAGCCGGTACTTACGGAAGAACTTACAGAGGAACAGAAGAGGGCACTTGCTGTTATCAAGAAAGGCAGAGAGGGGTTAGAGGTTAAGTCCTGCGACAAGGTTAAGGCCTTAGAGCTTCTTGGCAAGCATTTAGGCATCTTTACAGACAAGATAGAAGCCAATGTAAACGATACAACCAGGAGCGAGCTTTCAGAGCTTCTTGCTCAGCGTAAGGCAAGGGGTGAGCCTGATGCTTCTAAGTGATAAGTATTGGGATTACATAGATACACCGGCAAGAGCAGAATTCCTTGAAGGTTCTACTGCATCAGGTAAGACAACAACGGTTGCTGTGAAGTTTATCATGAATGTAGCAGAATCAGATATGAAGCTGCATGTTATAGCCGGTAATACAACAGGTGTTATTGAGAAGAATATCATCAATGCAGATATGGGATTACTACAGATATTCCCCAATTTGGAATATTGCGGTAATGGTGATAAAGAGAATAAACTTCCGCATATTAAGTTCAAAACTGGCAGAAGTACTAAGATAATATATGTTCTGGGTTACGATAATGCCAGTAAATGGAAAAATGCACTTGGAAGCCAGTTTGGATGTGTGTGGGTAGATGAGTGCAATACAGCTAACATAGACTTCATACGAGAGATATTCGGACGTTCTGAATACTTTGTAGGTACACTTAATCCGGATGCGCCTACGCTGCCAATATATTCAGAGTACATCAATCACGCAAGACCGATTGATAAGTACAAGGCAGATGTGCCGGAAGAGATATGGAAGGACCTTAACGGTTGTGAGCCTATTAAAGACTGGGTGTATTGGTTTTTCAGGATGGAAGATAATATATCTATGACACCTGAAAAGATAGAACAGAAGAAATTAAGTTATCCGCCTGGTACTAAGATATATAAGAACAAGATATCAGGATTAAGAGGCAAGGCTACAGGTCTTGTCTTTTCTAATTTCTGCAAGAGACATGTTATTACGAAGGAACAGGCTAAGGCATTTATTAAACGAGAATATGACGACAAGCAGACAGAATGGTTTGTAATATATACAAGCGGTCTTGATACGGCATATTCAACTAAGAGTCCTGATACTATTGCAATGTCCTATATGGGAATAACAAACAAAGGGAAGCTAATTATACTGGCAGAAAGGGTATATAACAATGCGGCTCTTGATATCCCCATAGCACCGTCTGATACAGTAAGAAATTACATAGACTTCCTGGAACGCAACAGAAAAGAATGGGGCGGCATGGCAAAGAACACATTTGTTGATAACGCGGATCAGGCGACAATAACAGAATTTGCCAAGTACAAGAGAGAACACATTGACTGCCAGTATATATTTAACAATGCGTATAAGAAAGTAACCATAATCGATAGAATTAACTTACAGCTTGGCTGGATGTCCTTTAACGACGAAAAGGGCAAAGAGCCAAGCTATTATGTTGTAGATACATGCACGAACTACACAGGGGAACTGCAGGTATACAGTTGGCTGGAAGATAAAGACTGTGAGCCGGAAGATGGAAATGATCATATGGTTAACAGTACGCAATATGGCTGGATACCATACAGGGACAAAGTTGGAGTAGAGAACAGATAGGAGAGTGAGAGAGGTGAGCATATTTAATACTATGGCTGATAAGATAAGAGATGGAATAAGGACATGGTTGCGTGTGCAGCCGGCACAGAGAGGAATAATTAATATACAGGAAATCTTCGACTTTGAAGGTAATGCCATTAAGAATCAGATATGGTACAGAGGTGTAAGTGAGGAACTGTCACAGCTGTATGATCAGATTGATGGAGATAAGACAAGATTCTGGGCTGCAAAATGCTCTCCTGGATTAGCAATAAGAAAGATACATGTAGGATTACCGGCAATGCTGGTTGATATGCTTGCGAGTATTGTTGTTGCTGATATGAACGAAGTAGATGTTGGCAGCAGGCAGTCAGACTGGGATAAGATAGCAGAAGAAAACGATTTTGCAGAACTTGTAAAGCAGGCAATAACAGACACTCTTATTGTTGGAGATGGCGCATTTAAACTATCCATAGATACAAACCTAAGCCAGTATCCAATAATAGAGTTTTATCCCGGCGACAAGGTAGAGATAATAAGAGAACGCGGCAGAGTGAAAGAGGTTGTGTTTAAGACAGTATATACAGTTAAGAATCAAGAATACATTCTGCTTGAGACGTATGGAAAAGGTTATATTACATATATGCTCACAAGAGATAACAAAGAATGTGATATCAGCACTGTGCCGGAGCTTGCAGGTTTAAGACCTGTAACATGGGAAGATAAAAGCCTTATGATGGCAATACCTCTTATGTTCTATAAATCAGCAAAGTTCAAGGGTAGAGGCAAAAGCATATATGACAGCAAGATAGATGGATTTGACGCACTGGACGAAGCATGGAGTCAGTGGATGGATGCTTTAAGACATAACCGAACAAAGGAATATATACCAGAAAATTTACTTCCTCGAAATCCTTATGATGGAAAGGTTATGCTGCCAAATTCATTTGACAACGCTTATATACAGTATTCGTCTCCTATGGCAGAAGGTGCAAATTATAAGATTGAAAGAGAACAGAGTGAAATACCACATGAAGGGTATCTTGCTACATATATCACGGCACTTGATCTTTGCTTGCAGGGAATCATGAGCCCTTCTACATTGGGAATAGATGTAAAGAAGCTTGATAATGCAGAAGCACAGAGGGAGAAGGAAAAAGCAACGCTGTACAGTAGGAATAATATTGTAAATCAGCTCCAGAAGGTTCTTCCGAAGCTTGTAAAAATGACATTGCAGGCGACAGATACTCTTAATAATTCAACAACACAGGACATTGATGTTGATGTGACATTTGGTGAATATGCGAACCCTAGCTTTGAAAGTCAGGTTGAGACAGTAAGCAAAGCCAAGCAGGGCGGTATCATGAGTGTTGAAGCATCCGTTGATGAGTTGTATGGTGACACTAAAGATGATGAATGGAAACAGGAAGAGGTTGCAAGGCTTAAGGCCGAACAGGGAATATCCGATATGGGAGAGCCAGCCCTTAATATGCAGGCAGATGGCTTTACAGTTTGATGGCTATGATAACGATTTTATGGTTTTTGATAACGATTTTATGATTTTTGAAACGATTTTAAGGGGTTTGAAACGATTTTACAGTTTTTGATAACAAGTGAGGTAGCTTATGGCACTTAATACAGAATATGACATAGAGAAAGCCTTTAGAGCCATAGAAGATGAGCTGATTGCTTCTATGATGCGCAATCTTGCGAGCCACAGAGCAGAAGAGACAGATATGGGGTTTAACTGGTCACAGTGGCAGGTAGAACAGCTTAAGTCTCTTGAGAAATATAAAGTACAGAATAAGAAAAAGTTTTCGTCAAAGTTCAGTGATATTAATGATTCTATAGATGCAATGATATTTGCAGCCAGACGGGAAGGCGGAACAGAACAGGAGCAGAAAATATTGAGAGCATTAAAGAAAGGGTTGAAAGCATCTAAGGTGTCGCAAGGCGCTGAGGGTGCTTTTTTCAGATTCAATACAAGAAAACTTAATGCCTTGATTAAAGCCACGAAATCAGATTTTAACAGGGCAGAAAAAGCAATGCTTAGAATGTCTGAGGATAAATACCGGCAGATAATATTCAATGCTCAGGTGTATGCGAATACGGGTGCAGGAACATATGAGAAGGCAGTTGATATGGCTACAAAGGATTTTCTTAAAGCTGGTATTAATTGTATTGAATATGCGAATGGCAGCAGGCACACAGTAAAAGATTATGCTAAGATGGCTATTCAGACAGCTAATAAGCGTGCATATCTAACCGGAGAGGGTGAAATGAGACAGTCGTGGGGAATTAGCACTGTTATTATGAATAAGCGTGCTAATGCCTGTCCTAAGTGCCTTCCATTTGTTGGGAAGGTGCTTATAGATGATGTATGGAGTGGAGGTAAGGCATCTGATGGTCCTTATCCGCTTATGTCATCTGCTATGGCAGCAGGGCTTTATCATCCAAACTGTAAAGATATACATACAACATACTTCCCAGAGCTTGACGAAGAGCCGGATAGCAAGTTTACCAAGAAAGAACTGGAAAAGGTCAAAGAAGATTACAGACAGGACCAGAAACAGCAATATGCTGGCAGAATGGTTGAACAGTTTGACAGGTTGGCTAAGTACTCATTAGATAAGGACAACTGTAAGATGTATGCGGCTAGAAAGGAACAGTGGGAAAATGAAGTATTAAAACAGAAAAATAGAGGCAAAAAGGTTATAATAACGGAGCAGGCAATAGATAAAGTAAATGAAATTAATCCTAAGGGCTTTACTTCTGATAATAATAAATTTATAAAAGAGGTACATAAGGACTTACTTAAAGTTGCGAGAGATGAAAATAACAGTAATGAAGTTGCATGTGTAGTAGATTTAATAACAAATAAAAAAACTAAATTTATAAAAGGTGGAAGGCATGAGGTAGATGTATATTCTGATTCAGATATGTTTCATTTATTGCATTCGGCAAAAGATAAGTCTTTGGTATTATGTCACAACCATCCTGGATTAACAGATTTTTCAGCAAATGATATTGGAGTATTTATGAGACACGACACAATAAAAACTATGACCATTGTGACAAATCAAGGAGATGTACGATATATTTCAAAAGGCGAACATTTTGATTATAATGGAGCAGTTGAATTGATGAGAGAGTGTCAGGAAAAATATAGTGATAATATTAATAAGTGTATTGATTTGTTTTTAAAAAAATGCTATTCTGTTGGCATACAGAGAGGGTAATATTGAGGCAGGAGGTGTTTCAATGGATGGTATATTAGATGGAAAACCGGGAATGACAATTGATGAATTGATTGCATTATTGGAAAAAGGACCAATAAAGGCAGAAAGCAATAATGAAGATAAAGCAGAAATAAAAGAAAACAAGTAACAGCCACCAGTCGAAAGATTGGTGGTATTTTTATACCCAATTTTAAGAAAGAGAGGACTAAAAAATGAAAGATTATATTGGAGTAAAAGTGGTTACAGCAGAGCCAATGAGTAGGGGCGAATACAATGAATACAGAGGATGGAAGATACCAAGTGACGAGAATCCAGAAGATGAAGGCTATCATATAAGATATCCTGATGGATATGAAAGTTGGTGTCCTAAGAAACAATTTAATGAAGCGTATAGAAAATGTGACAATATGACATTTGGAATTGCTATTGAGGCCATGAAAAAAGGTAATAAGGTAGCAAGAAGAGGTTGGAACGGAAAAGGAATGTTTGTTGTATATCAGAAAGCATATCCGAATGGAATCCCCTGCAATAAGCAAACAGCGGAAGCATGGGGGTTAAACGAAGGCGATTTGTTTATATGTAACCCATATTTTCAGATAAAAAATGTGGATGGTTCACATTCAATGTGGGTTCCAAGTATTAACGATTGTCTCGCTGAAGATTGGATTATAGTAGAATAGTCCAAAGTTGCACCAGTGCAACACAATTTAATATTAGTTATTAAGCACACATGGCAAATAAGCTGTGTGTGCCTATTTTTTTTATGCCCAAAACTTAATGGCACTAAACTTTAGGAAAAATGCCGACGGGCGGTAAACGGAAAGGAGACAGGTATGAGAAAAATATTACCTATCAATCTACAGCTCTTCGCAGATGGCGGAGATGGTAACGGCGACCAGAACGCTGGAGGAAACAATGCACAGGCAGGACAGCAGGGTAATCAGAATAATCAGCAGACAGCTGGTGTTGATTATGACAAGATACAGGCAATGCTGGATAATGCAACTGCCAAGAAAGAGAATGCTGTGCTTAAAAGCTATTTCCAGCAGCAGGGATTATCAGAAGATGAGATAAGTCAGGCTATTGCAACATTTAAGCAGAATAAGCAGCAGCAGACAGAACAGCAGCAGAACGCTAATGCTAATCTTCAGAATGAAGTGGCAGCAGCACAGAAGGTTGCTGAACAGGCTCAGATTGAACTTGCAGCTACAAAGGTAGCAATGACGCTTGGTATAGAAGCTAAGACACTTCCCTATGTGCTTAAGATGGCTGATTTCAGCAAGGTAAAGGGTGTGGATGGAAAGGTGTCTGAAGATAATATCAAAGCTTCACTTGAGCAGGTACTTAAAGATGTACCAGCACTTAAGCCAAGTATGGAGAACAATGCTGGCTTCCAGATTGGTGCTCCTGGTAACAATGGAAATGGCAATCCGGGTAATGATGATGCGATAAGAAAGTTATTCGGATTAAAGCCAAAGCAGTAAAGAAAGGAATAGGATTATATGAATAATATCGAATTATCTACAATATACCTTCCAATACTTGATGAGGTGTATAAGGAAGGAGCGAAGACCTCAGTATTAGATGGTGATGAAACAACAGTAAGAAAAGGCAACAACGGTGAAATTAAGATTGCGAAGCTTGATATGGATGCACTTGGTGATTTTGACAGAAAGTCAGGTTACACAAAGGGTTCAACTTCACTTACATGGGAAACGGTTAAGTATGATAAGGAACGTTCACAGGATTTAAGGATTGACCGTCTTGATAATGGTGAAACACTTGCACAGCCATTTGCCAAGTTATCAAGTGAATTCTTAAAAACAAAGGTTATTCCGGAAACAGATGCCGCACGTATTGCTAAAATCTGTGGAACTAAGGATATAACAGTAAAGGAAGAGAATATTGAAACAGGAGCTGAATTAATAATAGCGTTAAGAGCTTGTGCTAATAAGATGGATGAAGATGAAGTTCCTATGGAATCGCGTATTTTATTCATCACACCTACATTAATTTCTCTTGCGGACGATATGGATACAACTAAATCAAGAGAAGTACTTAAGAGATTTTCTCAGATCATACCAGTTCCACAGTCACGTATGTACACATCAATAACCCTTCATGATGGTAAGAATTCATATGGATATGAAAAGACTAAGGCAGCTTATACATTATCAAAGGATACATCACCACAGCCGGGTAAGACTTATTACACAAAAGAAAGTGAGGGCAATTATAAGGCTGTTAGTAGTCCAAGTGGAACACAGGTTGAAAATTACGAGATGACAACTAAGCCGGCTAAGAATGTTAACTTCTTATGTGTAGAGAAGTCTGCAGCTGTAACAGCTATGGATCAGTATATTAAGTACTTTAGTCCAGATCAGGACCAGGATGGCGATAGTCATGTATTCAAGTATCGTAATAATAATCTTTATGGCCATGTATATGAGAATAAGACCGCTGGGATATATGTATCACATAAGGATAATTAAGGAGGAATCATTATGGCAGATACAGTAATTGGATTGACCTTTGAACCAAAGGTTATTAGGTCAAAGAAAACAGGTAAGGCAAAGGAAGACAAGCCGAAGGAAGAGAAAGTAACAGCAGATGAATTAAAGGAAGATAGGGCAGAATAGGCGGTGGTCTTATGGTATATGCAAGTAAAGAGCAGTACCTTAGTGAACATAGACTTATCCCAGATGAGCAGATAGAACGAAGATTAAAACAGGCGAGCCAGCATATCGACTCGCTTACTTTTAATCGTATAGTCGCGAGAGGTTTTGAAGGTCTGACAGAGTTCCAGCAGGCAATAATCATAGATGTATGTTGTGAGATGGCTGATTTTGAATATGAGAATGAGGACATGATTAATTGTGTCTTACAGAACTATTCTTTAAATGGAGTATCTATGCAGTTTGGCAGCAGTTGGAATGTTCTTGTACAGAATGGAATTGCTGTAAAACGCGATACATACCAGATACTTTGTCAGACAGGTTTGTGTTGTTTGAGTCTGGGGGTGTGAGTATGAAGTACCCATGTTTAATACTAAAGAGCATGTGTAAGACAGAAATACACCTTGAGATAGAACAAGAAGGCAGGAATGTCTATGGAGAACCTCTTGAACCCATTATTTGGGATGGCTTATGTAACTATCAGGACAGCGGTAAGACAGTATTAACAGCAGAAAAGGTTCTTATACAACTTGAAGGATGTGCTTTGATACCAGGAGATATTGCACCAGAGCTTCCGGTAATTACCGAAGGTGATATAACGGTGTTCGGTGTAACAAGGCATATATACAAGGGTACGAAGTGCCGTAATCCGGATGGTACGGTTAATTATGTAAGATTGGATGTGATGTAATGGCTAGGAATGTGAAATCTACAGTGAAGCTTAATATGCCTATGGTAAGGAAGCTTACGGCAGCAGCAAAAGTGTCAGTTGCACAGACAGCAGAAGCAATACATACAGATGTCGTTCAGAGCCAGGTTATACCGAGGGATACAGGTGCATTACAGAATGAAAGCACATTTGTTGACTTATCTGATATAGATCAGGGAAAAGCATATCTTGTGTCTAGCACACCATACGCCAGACGGCTGTATTACCATCCGGAATACAACTTTCATCAGACGCCGTGGACAGATGAAAGCGGCAAACATGAAGGAAATGCAAATGCTAAAGGCAGATGGCTTGATGACTATATGAAAGGTGGTAAAAAGCAGGATTTTGCACCTAAAGCATTTGGAAAGTTTTATAAAAAGAATGCGGGGTTATGATGTTAGGAATAGGTGATGTAAGAGACCTTATAGCAGGTCTTGGAATAGCGGCTGATGACCATGTATATTGTGGAAAGCTTGATGATAAGAAAGATAAGAGCATAGGTGTATACCATCTTAACAGGGGAGATAATGTTCAGATGGCTGTTGGGGGTATACAGAACAGCTCTTACGCTGTCAAATCCATAAGTATACTGATTCATTGGAATAAAAGTGTCAGGGAGACTGAAAAAGTCTCACAGGAGCTTTACGACAAGCTCAGAGATATGAAACATGTAAACATTAATGACACAAATATTCTGTTTACAGAAATGTTAGTATCAGCACCGATTGAAGCTGATACAGACGATAAAGGAATATTTGAAATGGTCATAGAACTTAAATTTTGTTATGAAAGGTAGGTAGAAGTATGTCACAGAATACAAAGATAGCTGGGTATAACGCGGAAGCTACACCATTAACAGGGGTTAATCCGGTACATAAAATTCAGTTTGGAGTATGTATAACTGGAAGAAAGGATTCGGACACGCCAGAAACAGTAGAAACTAAGATCGTAAAAGATGCAGAGAGCTTAAGTATATCTGTAGATGGAACCATTGAGGAATGGAATCCAATGGATCAGGCTGGCTGGGTAAGAAGGCTCATGACAGCTAAGTCACTTGGTATGTCTTTCGGCGGTAAGCGTAACTATGGAGATGAAGGAAATGATTATGTAGCAAGTCGATTTATGAAGACAGGTCAGGATTGCAATACATGGGTGTCTATTATATTCCCTAATCTTGATCAGCTTCTTGTACCTGCAGTAATCGATGTAAAATCTCTTGGTGGAGATTCTACAAGCATTGATGCACTTGAATGGGAAGCACAGTCTGATGGTAAGCCGACATATATAGCATATGTAGCAGCTTAAAGAAAGAGAGGATATGAAAAATGGCAAAGACAGATTTTAGGGTAATAGATATCTCCATGAAGATTACGAATCAGTTACCTATGATTCGTATTACAGAAGATATAACTGTTACTGTTAATAACAGAAAGAGTACAATTCTCAACATACAGGCTATGGCACAGGAAGCAGAAAACAAGGAAAACAAGGATGATATGGCATTTATGATTAAAGGCCTTGAAATGCTTGTAGGAAAAGATGCTTCAGATAAGATTGAGGCATTAGATCTTCCTATTCCTGAATATAAGGAAATGTATAATACAATCATGCAGGTTGCTATGGGAACGTACGGCGAGGAGCAGACACCCTCAGCATAATGAGGTATATTATGATATATGGGATGATTGGGAGCTGATAGAAGCCAGCTTCCTGTCCCAGTACGGTATACGGTTGCGTACCGAAGACGATATGTCATGGTCGGAATTTTGTTCTTTATTGTCAGGAATAATGCCTGAAACACCACTCGGAAGAATTGTGGGAATCAGAGCAGAAAAAGATCCTAAGGTTATAAAGGAGTTTACTAAGGAGCAGAAGAAAATCCGCAATGACTGGATATTAAGAAGAAATAGAAAATTAATGGAAGATCCTGCAAATTACAATAAGTATTGGAGTGACTTCCAAAATTGGGCTAAGACCGCTTTCTCTAAGTAGAAAGTGGTCTTTTTAAATGCCGGAAAGGAGGGAGTATGTCGGATGTAGTAGGACAGATAGCTCTGGAACTTGGCATAGACAGTTCACAGATAGTTAATCAACTCACAGGAGCTTCCAATAAGGCAGCAAAGCAGGCAACATCCATCTTTTCTGGTATGGGAAAGAAAATAGCTGCTGGATTAAGTATAGCAGCTTTTACTAAGTTTACGAAAGACTGCTTAGAAGTTGGTTCTAATATTACAGAAGTACAGAATGTTGTGGATACGGCATTTAAAGGTTTGTCCGGATCAGCTGATGAGTGGGCTTCTAATGCCATGACTAACTTCGGTCTATCTGAATTATCTGCCAAGAAGTACATGGGTGTATTTGGTCAGATGAATGATGCTATGGGTATTACCGGAAAGACTGCACTTGATATGGCTGAAAATGTTACCGGATTAACAGGTGATGTTGCTTCATTTTACAATCTTGGTACAAATGAAGCATATACAAAGCTGAAATCTATTTGGACCGGTGAGACCGAGACACTTAAGGACTTAGGTGTTGTCATGACTCAGACGAATTTAGACCAGTATGCACTTAATAATGGTTTTGGTAAGACTACGGCTAAGATGACAGAGCAGGAAAAAGTAATGCTCCGTTATCAGTATGTTACAAGCGCACTATCCAATGCCACAGGAGACTTTGTTAAGACACAGGATTCCTGGGCGAATCAGACAAGAATATTATCACTCAGATTCGAACAGTTAAAGGCTTCTCTTGGAAAGGGCTTTATAGCATTATTTACACCTATATTACGAGGCTTAAATACTGTGCTTGCAGGCTTGCAGAAGGTTGCAGATGGATTTGCAACATTTACACAGATGCTTACTGGTGCGGATATCTCTTCTTCGGCTTCTGCTATAACAGGACTTGGAGATATAGCGTCAGACACAGCGGATAATGTAAGTGGAATAGGAGATGCAGCATCTTCTACAGCAAAGCAGATAGAGAAATCGCTGGCCGGATTTGACCAGATAGAAAAACTTTCAGAGCCGACGGACAGCAGTAGTTCTAGTGGAGGTGGCACATCTTCAGGTGGAATAAGTGTTGCACCTAGCACACAGGCAGATACCACAAATGCAGCATCTGCAATTGGCGATTTTGCAAATACGGCAAAGAAGGAATTAGATAAACTACGTAAATGGAGTGTATCAACATTTTCTCCATCTATGTCAAAAATATGGGATGGACTTACAAAGAATACAGATACAGCCAAGAAAAATTTAACAAATGCGTTTAATGATATAAAAGCATTAGGACCGCCGTTGTTAAATTATTTTAACGGTCCATTTACAAATTATCTTGTAACATGGGTCGACACTAATGGCAGTATATTAAATGGATTATTTGATAGCTTTAATACAGTCTTTTCGGATGTATGGAATAAAGCAGCATATCCTATACTTGCAAATTTTGTTTCTGTTGGATTACCAATGCTGACGGATTTTGCATCCCAGACGTTATCTTTAAATGGAACAATATTTGATACATTTAAAGCATCTTGGAATTCTTTATGGAGCGAAGTTGTAAGTCCAGCCATTGAATCTATATCAAATGTATGGATTGGCTTGGTTAATACAATGGCAGGGGCATGGAACGAATGGGGAGAGCCGATATTTACTGGAATAAAAACGGCTGTTAAGACTACCGGAGATGTATTCTTAGACATTTGGAATAATATGCTTCAGCCAGTCTGGGAGAATGCTTTAGATGTAATTGATAGAGTATGGAGTGAACATTTACAGCCATTACTTGCTAATTTCCTTGACTTTGTCGGCGAAGTGGTTACATGTGCTACGACAATATATAACAACTTTATTGCGCCTGTAGTGGGATTCTTATCTGAATTATTAGGACCAATATTTATAGCTATATTTGATTCTATAGGAAATAAGGTTGGAGTTGTCGTTGGAACCATAGCTGATTTAATGAACGATACAATTACTGTATTTAAAGGAGTTATACAGTTCATTAAGAGTGTTTTTTCTGGCGATTGGGAAGGTGCTTGGAATGGTATAGTTACGGCTTTTGATGGCATATTTAGCGGAATTGCTGATATTGCAAAAGGTCCTATTAATATGGTGATTGGCTTAATTAATGGATTACTTTCAGGGATGCAGAGAGGAATTAATGCTGTTGTAAAAGGTGTAAATAAATTAAGCTTTAAAGTACCAAACTGGGTACCGGGTATAGGTGGCGAAGATTTTGGATTCCATTTACCGGAAGCCGACTTCTCCAAGATTCCATACCTTGCACAAGGTGGATATGTTAAGCCTAATACCCCACAGCTTGCCATGATTGGCGATAACAGGCATCAGGGCGAAGTTGTAGCACCAGAAGGTAAGCTTCTTGATATGGCACAGAAGGCAGCAGCTATGGCATCTAGTGCGGAGTTATTGGCAGAGGCTATAAGTATTCTTAAGCAGATACTTAAGATACTTGAAACACTGGACCTTGATATACAGCTTGATGGAAAGAGTCTTAAGAAATATGTGGTTGATAAGATTAACGAGCATACAAAGCAAACAGGAAAATGTGAGATTATAACTTAACAAGGATGTGATGAATTGATACTGAGATGTGACGGACAGGAGCTTCCGGCTCCTGTGTCCATCAAGGTGGATGATGAGATTATATGGTCTTCTTCTACAGGACGAGCACTTGACGGAACAATGTTGGGTGATGTTGTCACTGAAAAGAAGACCTTATCTATTAATTGGGGAATATTGAAGGAAGATGAGATGGCACTTATTAAGAACAAACTCATCGCCGGATTCTTTCCAATAACATTCCATGACGATGGACAGGATATAACAATAACAAGCTATAGAGGTACATTGAGTAAAGAGGTGCTGGGTGATATAGGGGACGGTAACTATTACTACAGAAGTGCCAGTGTATCTATAATACAGCAGTAAGGAGCAGAACATGAAAAAAACAATGACTATTAAACAGATTGATAATAGTGCAGCAATGCTTAAGAATTTACAGGGCTTAAGAAAGCATTGGCCTGTAAAAGTAAATTATGCAATTGCAAAGAATCTTAAGACATTGTTAGGAGAAGTAGATATTTTTGTTACACAGAGAACTGAAGTAATACAGAACAATGTGCTTAAAGATGAAAATGGGAATGCTGTCATGGATGGAGATTCTTACCAGTTCCCAGAAGGTAAAGAGCAGGAAGTTGTAAAAGAGATTGATGAGATGTACAACATGGAAACGGATGTTGATGTACATATGATTAAGATGGAAGACATATCTGTATGTGATTCTGACAGCAGATACGATGGAACTACATTAGAGGATATTGCAGCCATTGAATTTATGATCGAGGATTAAGCCTATGTATAATAATGTATCAGAGCAATTTGCGACAACGATCAGATCACCATCGCGAACATTTAACTTACGATTAAAGATAAATGGTAAGTGGATTGACGCTGGCTTTAAAAAGATGAGCTATGAGACCGCTTCCACATCTGATGAGGGTATACAGATAGGTTCGGCTGTTGCAGCTAAGATAGAACTGACAGTAAAAAGAATAAATGAGTTGTTTGAAAACACAGAGATTCCTATAGAGATAGGATTGAAACTGCCAAGCGGAAAGTATGAGTATATTCCACTTGGCTTTTTTACTGCAGAACATCCAACGCTTGACCAGGCAACCACAACATTTACGGCTTACGACAGAATGATGAAGACCACAGGTGTATATGTATCTGAATTGACATATCCTGCAAGTGCAGAATCTGTTTTAAAAGAGATAAGTAATGGATGTGGCGTTCCCTGTAATGTATCTGGCTTGAATGGAATAACTATTGATACTGCACCGGTAGGATATACCTATCGTGAGGTTATTGGATATATCGCTTCTTTAGCTGGAGGTTTTGCCTGCGTAGACAGAACCGGCACAATTGTTATTAAGTGGTATGAGGATAATGGCTATACGATAAATGAATCCCGGATAATGACATTTGAAAAGAATGAGAGTGATTACCATTTAGATTATTTCACATGTAATGTTGACAGTAATACTTCTTTTACAGCAGGAAGTGGAACTCTGGGAATAACATTTGATAATCCACTTATGACAGAAGAAAAGCTTAATTCTGTATATAAGAAAGTAAGAGGATTTGCGTATAGAGGTGCAAGCTTAAAGACGCTTGGAGACATACGACTGGATCCATGGGATATTGTAACTGTTGAAGAATCAGGGGAGACTTATAAGGTTCCGGTTATGAATATAACTCAGGAATATGATGGCGGTCTTGCTATGACTATTACAGCTTATGGCAAAACAGAAACTGAAACAGAGACAGATTATAAAGGACCATCTACTAAGCTTGCAGAACGAACATATGCGGAAATGATGCTTACTAAGGAACTGGTTTCTAAAAAGGTAGATGCAGAATGGGTTAAGGCTAATACGGTAACTGCAGAGACTATTGTGTCTGTAAACAATGAGCTGCAGAATATTAAGAATAATTACCTTAAATCTAATGAGGCAGACATAAAGTTTGCAACAATAGAAGAAGAAAAGGTAATAAAATCTGACATAGAGCAGCTTAATGTTAAATATGAGAAAGTAGGCATATTAGATGGTGATGTTGCTGGTATTAAAACATTAATGTTTGGCTCTTCCACTGGCAAAAGCATTACTACAGATTTTGCCAACAGTGTTGTGAGCATGATAGGTACAGCACAGATTAAGGATTCTATGATAGATTCATTAGATGCAAAGAAAATAAAGGCTCTGGACATTGATACCACAGATGTAAAAGTGCATAGCAAAGATGGTAAGTCACAGTGGACCGACAACACCATCCAGATTAGTGACAGCAGCAGACTTCGCGTGCAGATTGGAAAAGATGCATCGGGCGACTACAACATGTATGTGTGGGATAAGAAAGGCAACCTGATGTTTGACGCGCTAGGTCTTACAGCAAAAGGCATACAAAGAGAGATTATCCGAAATGATATGGTATCTCAGGACGCAAATATATCAGCCGGGAAGCTGGATATAGCAAGTCTTTTTAATGTTATTAACAATGATGGCACACATACGCTTAAGAGCAACAAGATATATCTAGATGATGCCTCCCAGACACTTAATGTTCTTCTGCAGGATATAAAAACCGGTTCTGGAAAGGATTATTCCGAATGGGGCAGTTTATTAAAGCAGTCCGACGATTTTATAACGCAAAAGTTATGGTGGACTGAGAACATAGACGGAACTAGTGTTAAAGAGAAGTTTTCCAATGTAAACCAGACGCTGCAGGAATATAGTGTAAGTTTATCTAATATGGCCAAGTATGACGATGAAATATACCTGATATCTTATGTGCCAACGAAGGATAATTATCCGGCTTGGGATTGGTGTGTTCCTGTTTATCCATCAGATACCCAGTTTCCAAGGGAAGAAACATGGCAGTACAACGATACTGAGTGGGATAAGTATATTGGAAAGGTTGCTTACTGGGAGAACGAAGGCGGAGCATGGAGGTTCATCCGCAATGAGGATGGAAGCCATGGCTGGAAAGAGATCCCAAATTCGGAAACAGCTTATATGCTGAAGCAAAATTCTGCATTAAGAATCAATCTTGATAGCATAAGTAGCAGTTTGTCATTAACTCAGCAGGATTTAAAGGGCAATTATAGTACAACAACGCAGATGAATAACGCTATAACACAAGCAATAACTAAGGAAAGTAATAGTATTAAGCTAGAAGTATCTGGCACCTATGCAACTAAAAATGATATTAATAATCTACAAATTGGTGGAGTCAATAGATTCATAAAAAGCACTGTAACTCCTAATAAGTATATAACAGCCACTGGCATAATAACAGATGGCGGTAACTATTGGGATTTGACGGACTACATAGATGTGTCTAAGTGGAAAAACTATGTAGCGAGTGGATGGACCAATCTGGGTAATGCACCGGCTACTTGTTTTTATGACAGCAATAAAAAGTTTATCAGCGGAGTAGCAGATAAATCTACTGGAGTAAGAGGTTCTCTGCCAGTTCCTTCTAATGCTGCATATATGCGTTTTAGCTTTGCACATGTAGATACAAACAAGCTAAAAATAGAAAAGGGTACAAAAGCTACAGATTATTCTCCAGCACCAGAAGATATTGATGTTAAGTTTAACAATTATGCTACAACAGCAAGCCTTGAAGCATACATTAAGAAAGACCCAACGACAGGGGAACTTAAATCTGCAATTGAAGCTATTGCAGATGATATAACACTTAATGCAAGTGGAACAATTAATATTAGTGGTAATAAGTCTGTTAATATCAATGGTAATCTGTTCACGCTTACATCTACTAATACTACTATTTCAGCAGATGGTTCGATAGACTGTAAGAAGCTAAAAGCTGTTAATGCTGATTTAGAAGGCACATTTAAAAATGTAAATGTAACTGAAGAAGGTATTACAATGACCACTACTCTTATTGGTGGTGAATACCTTATGAAAAGTAGCACTGGCGCCTATCTGAAAATACAAGGACATTTTATAAATCTGTCAAACGAAGACGGAACAAGAAATGCTGTAAGCATTCGCCGTGATGGAATATATGTTGATGATTATTATTATATCAGAAGCGGTGATGCATATTATAACTTAATGGATTGGATACGACATAGTGAGACAGCTGGTACGGTAGATATAAGTGGAAATAACTGTTATATAGAGGGTTATTACTATATAAGGCACCATGGTGAATGGTGGAAATTAGAAGACTATGTCAAAGACATAGCAAATAATTAATATAAATCCGCACAGCGGTAGAAAGGAAAACAATATGTTAAATACAACAAAGAATACATCAATGAATGGAAATAGTTCTATAGAGGAAAAGGCTGTAGTTACATTTTCAGCCAGCATACCTTCCGCAGGTGAGATAACTATTAATAAGAGAATTGCAGACAGAAGAGCATATATTGAGAATCAAGAAGAATGCGATACAGATTTTGCTAATTTTGAAGCAGAGGTGATGGCAGCACTTAAGGAGATGTAATTATGAGTTTAACAGGATTTATTTCTTACAAAAGAGTAGGTTGGACGGGGCAAACACCGTGGAACCCAACAAACCTTAACATAATGGATAAGGGAATTAAAGATAACAATGACATGATTGCGAATCTCAGAAGCGAGGTAAGTGCACTAAACAGCAATATTGACGTTAAAAACTCTTTTTGCAAAAATGTTGCAAGTATAAATGGTACTCTTGAAGGTTATGGCTATAATTATTGCTATTATAATAAATCTACCAAAACAGGGATTTTATACTTTGCTTCAAAAATTGAAACACCAGATTCTGCACAGAATAATTTTACCGGATATTATGATGTGACAACAGTCCTTAAGAATATGGGTATTACTAGCTTTAATAAAATATTGGAAAGTAATTATACTCCATACGATTCCACAGGTATAGTTCGATATAAATTGGTCGGATATGGAACGACATTATTATATAATTCTGCAAATCAGAATTATGCTTTTGCTCGATATTACACAAAAGACGGTAATAAAGGAGCGTGGGCAACTACTGAATTTAAGAAAGACGATTATATTACAGGTACGCTTATATTTAGTTAAGTTTCAGATACTGCCTTAGTAATTGCACCATCATATTTAATATTATTACTGTTTTGTGAACATATAACAAGAGAAAAATTGAAGTTGCACCAGTGCAACAGAAAGGATATTGACTTATGGAAAAATTAAAAGTAATTGTAACAGCGGTGTGGAGCATTATATTAAGTGCTCTGGGAATCTTAGCAGTTCCAGTGTTATTACTGGTAACATGTAATCTAATAGATTATTTCACAGGTGTTGCAGCGTCAAAATTCAGGAAGCAGGAAATTGACAGCTACAAAGGAATAAAAGGAATTGCAAAGAAAATATGTATGTGGCTTTTGGTAGGAGTTGGTGTGATAATAGACCAGCTCCTTTCTTATTCTGCAGGAGTTGTAGGAATAACATTACCTTTTACATTTCTTGTAGCATGTGTCGTAGCAATCTGGCTTATATGCAACGAAATCATAAGCATATTAGAAAATATCAATGACATTGGAGTAACACTTCCACCATTTTTGCAGCCAATAGTGAAGAATCTTAAGTCACAGGTAGAAAAGAAAGCAGATATAGAAGAAAGAGAGGATAAGTAATATGAGAACATTTCCAGTGATTAGCACAAAGTATGAGCATGTAAACAACTTTATTAACACTCTTGCACCAGTGGTGTGCAATGCATGGATTAAATACAGAAGAGAAGAAAAGAAAACAATAAGCCCAGCTGTAATTCTTGCACAGGCTGCTAAAGAATCTGGTTGGAATTTAGGGGCTGCTTCACTTTTTGGAATTAAGGGAAGCGATGCAGAATATGATACAACAGAGTACATAGATGGAGAATATGTAAACATTAAAGATTCCTTTGAAAAGTATCCTGATGTAATGGGTGCTGTATATGGATATCTTGATCTGATGCAGTGGAATAATTATGATGATGCAACAGCAGCAAATACAGTCGAAGGAGAGCTTTATGGTCTTACAAATGCTGTGAACAATACAGACAGAGATGCAGAAGGCAACTGGGTTGGATATAACTATGCAACTGCTCCAGATTACTATGAGACAACACTTGCTATTATTAACGACTTTGACCTTAGAGCATTTAATGATTATGTATGGTCTGTTGTTAATGAAACAGATGATACAGAAGAGATAGAACAGCCTTCAGAAAAACTTAATGAGAGTGTTATTGATGCAATTTACCGTGGTGAGTACGGTGATGGAGAAGAACGCAGACAGAAGCTCGAAGCTGCAGGTTACAACTATGCAGATTATCAGGCCGCCATGGAAGCTAAGTATTATCCTAAAGATAATACACCAGCAGAAAGTGAGGAAGAGCCGGAAGAGGAAACATCGCAGGATGCAGAAGAAAGAGTGGCAGTTGTAGAACCAGGAGGAAGTTTCTGCCAGATTGCAAGAGATTACCTTGGAGATGAAGGCAGAGCAGCAGAACTTGCAGAGCATAATGGAATGACACTTGATGATACGCTTTATGCAGGCATGGAGTTAAGACTTCCAAACTAATTATTCGCTTATACAATAGTGTATATCATACTGGATTGCACATATAACAGCATTGTGATAACATATATATAAATAGGTAGAAAGACAGTCAAAATGTGTACAATGAAACAGTGTACACATTTTGTACACAATATGGATTAAATAATGTTGATTTAGAATAAATCAGAATAATCTAATATAAATATGTAAAGCCCTTAAACCTGCATAAATGCTGATAAAAACAGCATGATAATAAACACAAATAAATTGTAAAAATTTGATTTCAAAGTTGGGTAATAACCCTATGGTTGGTGCTACTGTAGCTGTAGCTGTTTCTATTGAGGAAGCTGCTAAGAACGGTAAATTCTAATAAAAAGTAATTGACAAAATATTGGAGAGCAACAGGTGATAAAAACCTGTTGCTCTCTTTTTTAATGCTTGACTTTTAGTGAAAATGTGGATATTCTTTACGGAATATAAAAGA